CTAGAGGGGAATAATGGAAGCTGATCGAGTGTTACATCACCTTTTACGAGAACTTGACAAAATCGTAAAAGAGCAAACTGAGTTTTTAGGAAGCGGCTCAGCAAAAGACTTTGCTGATTACCGTTACGTCTGTGGGACTATCCGGGGTCTAGGCCACGCAGAAATTCTTGTCAAAGACCTCGTGCAACGTTTGGAGATAGATGATGAGTGAGTTTGACGTTAATGCTATTGACTTATCCGGTATTCTTAACAAGGATCCCGAGCAGAAAGCAAAGCAAATTCCAGATCCAAAAGGGTTCATGCTACTAACCGTAGTCCCTGAAGCAATGGAAGAGTATGCAGACAGTGAGATTGGGATTATTAAATCTAGCCAAGAAATTTGGAAAGAGGAAATGCTTACCCCCGTCTTATTTGTGATCAAGATGGGCCCCGAAGCCTATTCTGATATTACGCGGTTCCCCAGTGGCCCCCGCTGCAAGGCAGGTGATTTCATTATCTGCAGACCCAATTCAGGCACACGCTTGAAAATCCACGGCCGAGAGTTTCGTCTAATTAATGACGATAGCGTCGAAGCTGTTGTTGAAGATCCGCGCGGAATTACCCGTGCTGCATAAGGAGTAAAACATGGCTGATCAAGACTTTAAATTCCCCGATGAAAAGGTGGAAGAGCCCAAAAAGGCTGCTGCTGAAGACGATTTTTCTTTTGAAATAGAAGACGATACTCCCCCAGAGGATAAAGGTAGGAAGCCAATGGCTGAGCCGCCCGAAGATCCAACCGACGATGAGTTGTCTAACTATGACGAAAAAGTACAAGCCCGGATTAAGAAATTTACCCGTGGCTACCACGATGAACGCCGTGCTAAAGAAGAAGCCCTACGCGAACGCGAAGCCGCTGAAAACTATGCCCGACAAGTAATTGATGAGAATAAACGCCTGCAACAGCAGCTTTCTCAAGGGTCTCAGATCATCATTGACCAGAATAAACATTCTGCAGAATCTCTTTTGGCGATGGCTAAAAAGAAATATAAAGAAGCTTATGAGGCGGGTGATACTGATAGTTTGGTTGATGCGCAGACAGAAATTGCTAACGCAATGTTGCAAATTGACAAAGCTCAAAATTTAAAACCTTTACAAGTTGAAGAAAGGGTGGTACAAACACCACAACGTACTCAACAAGTGCAACCGCAAGTTACAGAACGCGATAGCGAATGGCAAGCGGACAATCCTTGGTTTGGACAAGACGATGAGATGACTAGCACCGCACTTGGCTTACACCGTAAGCTATTAAAAGAACGGGGTCAAGAATTCGTTGGAACTAAAGAGTACTACAAATTAGTTGACGCGACCATGCGAAAACGATTTCCTGAGAACTTTGAAACTCAGAGCGAAGAACCGGCCGAAGATACACGCCGTGCACAAAAACCCGCTAATGTTGTAGCTCCTGCTACACGTAGCACACCACCTAACCGTATTAGGTTGAAGGCATCTGAAGCTGCGATTGCTCGTAGGCTTGGGGTTCCTTTGGAACTATATGCGAAACAGGTTGCTCAACTTAGAAATGGAGAATGAAAATGACTGCTACTGCACAAAATAGATTGGCTCGTGAATTGGATGACAGAATTGCCGCTGGTAGACCCACTAGTTGGCAAAATCCGGATAGTCTACCAATGCCAAACGACCGACCCGGCTGGAAGCATCGTTACATTCGCATTAGTATGATGGGTGTTTCTGACGCCAGTAATATTTCTTCTAAGTTGCGCGAAGGATACGAACCCGTTAAAGCGGAAGAATATCCTGAGTTAATGATGCACGCCAATCAAGAAGGCCGGTTCAAAGGCAATATTGAAATTGGTGGTTTGTTATTGTGCCGAATCCCAGAAGAATTTCTGAAACAGCGAGCCGAGTTCTACAACAATCAGAACAAAGCTCAAATGGAATCGGTAGATAACACGTTTATGAAAGATAGCGACCCTAGAATGCCTCTCTTTGCTGAGAAGCGCTCAAAGGTTTCATTTGGTTCAGGTTCTTAATTTTTTAAGGAAAAAACATGGCTTATCCGCTTATTCCAGCCCCTTATGGGCTTAAGCCTGTTAACTTGATCGGTGGTCGAGTATATTCGGGTTCAACCCGCATGTTCCCCATTGTGACTGGTTACAGCACTTCGATCTTCAACGGTGACGTTGTTGATATTGGTACAGGCAACAACATTGGTTGCGTGACACCTACACAACTTGCATATAACACTACTTCAGCCCAAGCTGGAACTATTGGTATTTTTGTTGGTTGTGAGTACTCTACTACTGGCGGCCCAATTTACGGCAAAAACCGTTTCCAATATTGGCAAGGTGGTACAACTGCTCCTGACGCTATTGCGTACGTCGTAGATGATCCTCAAGCTGTGTTCAAAGCTGTCGTTGTTAACGGTGGTTCTGCACAAAGCCAAACGGTTCTATACGCTAACCAAGCATACGTTGGCGCTAACATGTTGTACACAGGCCCCGGTGGTTTGACTACTACAGGTGACTCACTTGGTGGTGTTGCTTTGTCAGCCTCTGCTACAACTACTTCTGCCGTTACACCATTGACTACTAGCGCTCCTTTCCGTTGCGTTGGTGTGGTGCCTGACACAGCAGTGAGCGTGGCTCAAAACGCTACTTCCAGCTCTACGACAATTACTTTGTCTTCAGCTAATAGCGCTATCTATCCCGGTATGGCTGTTTCTGGCCCCGGCATTAACGCAGGTAGCAATACCTATGTTACAACCGTAAACGGTACAACAGTGACGATTAACCGTGCAGTTGCTACTGCTCAGTCTACCGCTACTGCGTTTACTTTCACTGGCTATCCCGAAGTATTGGTGACATGGAACTTCGGTTACCATAGTTATTTCAATGCTACTGGCGTTTAATTAAGGAGCTAACAAATGGCTATTTCACGTGCACAACTATTGAAAGAGTTGCTCCCAGGTTTGAACGCATTGTTCGGTCTAGAGTATGCTCGCTACGGCGAAGAACACAAAGAGATCTATGAGACTGAGACCTCTGAGCGTTCTTTTGAAGAAGAGACAAAATTGTCTGGTTTCTCTGCAGCACCTGTTAAAAACGAGGGCACCGCCATCGCTTACGACAATGCGCAAGAAGCATGGACAACACGTTATAACCACGAAACCATTGCTTTGGGTTTCTCAATCACTGAAGAGGCGATTGAAGATAACTTGTACGACAGCTTGTCTGCTCGTTACACCAAAGGTTTGGCTCGTGCTATGGCATATACCAAGCAAGTTAAAGCTGCTTCCGTTCTAAACAACGGTTTCACTTCTAGCTATGTTGGTGGTGACGGCGTGTCTCTATTCAATACTTCTCACCCCTTGGTGAATGGTGGTACAAACTCCAATACTCCTTCTACCCAAGTTGATTTGAACGAGACTTCTTTGGAAGCCGCCGTTATTCAGATCGCCGCTTGGACAGATGAGCGTGGTCTTTTGATCGCTGCCAAACCCAAGAAATTGGTGATTCCTCCCTCATTGATGTTCGTTGCAAAACGTTTGTTGGATACCGAACTCCGCGTAGCCACAAACAACAATGACATCAACGCTATCAAGCAAATGGGCGCGATTCCTGAAGGTTACACAGTTAACCACTTCTTGACCGATCCCAATGCTTGGTTCTTGACCACTGATGTGCCAAACGGTATGAAACATTTCATCCGTACTCCCTTGGCTCAGTCAATGGACGGGGACTTCGACACTGGTAACGTGCGTTATAAATCACGCGAGCGTTATTCTTTTGGATGGTCTGATCCTCTCGGAATCTGGGGTTCTTCAGGTTCATTCTAATTGGTACTATAGTACTAATACTAGGGCCCTTCGGGGCCCTTTTTTATGCTTGATTTGTCATAAATTTTAAGTAAGATGCTACTGCAGCATCCCCGACTGCGTTAATTTTTTGGAGAATTACATGTTTACTTTTAGCATTCAGTCCACTATTGGGGACACAACGATTACTTTTAAATCTGAGAGTTTAAATAAGCTTGCCGAAATTATGAATCGTTTTAACGAAGCATTGGGCGTTGAGTTGGATGACTCTGACGAACTAAAAGAAATCGGTGGTATCGATATCGACGAGTTGGAGTTTGACGAAGAAGGCTTTGCTTGGTGGTATGACGAGGGTTTTGATGAGTGGTTTTGGTATAACGAAGAAGGCGACTATTGGGAAGAAGCCGAGTACGAAGACGAAGAGTCTGAAGACGACGCAGAGTGATCTAGGGGGCTACGGCCCCCTTCTTTTTGCGCTGTTTGGCTTGCTTTTTGTTTTGTAAATCGTAGTGCAATATGCGGTGACAGTTTGAGCAAAGAACAATACACCTAGTAACTTCTTCATGCGCTTTTTTATATGACCCCATACGCGCCCATTCATGCACGCCTTTAACTTTAGTCTTTGGGTCTACGTGATGGAAGTCCATAGCGGCAGGATGCTTGAACCCGCACAAGCTGCAAGATAGGGTAGCTTTATAGTCTTTCCAAGCTTTTTTCTTGTCTTGATTTGATTTTTTTAATTTTGTACTACCGGCAGTTTTACTTTTTTCATAGTTATTTTTAGAATAAATTTTGTGCATTGCCTTGCGTTTTTCTGGGTCTTTATACGGCATGGATAATTTTCTTTCTCCAATACAGCGTCCCCTTTGCGCCCCAAGGATCGGTTGGCTCAAACATTTTAAATCCACAAGCAATTAAATTATTGGCGGAAGCTGGGTTATGGTAAGTATCCGTAACCACCCAATTCATTCCCAGCGCCCGCGCTTTTTGGAGCCGTACTTGAATAAGTTTTTTTTGTAGTCCATGCCCCCGATGAGCGTTAAGAACTCCAGCACGACACATGTACATACAGTCAGTCCAACGAGTAGAAGAAACAAGACCGCAAAAACCAGCGAGATTACCGGACTCAGTATAAAGAATCCACCAATGACCAGAGCTCGTAGCATATAGGGTATCTCCCGGCAGACACGTTTTTTGAAGATAGCGCAAGTTTTCCTGAATTTCAGGCAAAATAGTATTTACTTGACGAGCATTGTACTTCATGGTAGGGACTGTATCTTTTTAATGTGACAGTTAAATTATTGTTGACACACCCTAAATTTAGTGTATATTTCGCTTATCTGGGACTTTTTCTCTTGTTGCCAACCCGCCCAGGGGTCACGATGCAACGATTAACAAGAGGCTTTTGCATAAGGAATTATCATGTCACGCAGTACATTTGAAGGCCCAATCCTATCGGGCGACTCACGTTTTGGCCCCCTACGTAATGTAGGATATACCCAACTCGTTCAAAACGTTGATTTTAATTTTGCCAATACAACTGGTAACGGTTCTGCTGGTTATCCCGGTGGTAATGGTCAATTTGTTAATGGCAATTTGATCCCCAACACCAATGCAGTTGTGTATACACCTTCTGCTTCTGTATCCCCCCCAGTAGCGGCAACAATTACTGCTGACGCAGCTACAACCGTGTATCGTGGCGCAGTGATGTATCTCCCACAAGGCTGCCAAATTGTTGATGCAATTGTCGATGTTGGTACAGCGGTTGGCACTTCAGGCGCTACATTGACTGCAGCTTCTGTGTTGATCGGTAATGCGTTTAATGCTTCTACTTACGCTACAACTACTTTGACTGTAGCTACAAACGCTATTACTGCTGGTCGTTATACACCAACTTATTCAGGCGCTAATTTGATTGCATTGCAGTCTACAACTCAAGATATTACACAAACTGTATATCAAGGTTCAGGCCCCGGATCAAGCATCATGTCGCAAGTTGTATTTACATTGGTGTTGACAGGTACAACAACCCCTGCGCCTAATGCCGGAACTATGTATTTTACACTCCGCTATGTACAGCCTGACAATAACATTGGTACATTGACAACTTACCCCTACGGTAATTTTGATTAATCTCTAGGGGCTTCGGCCCCTATCTTCAACCTTTAAGGAGATTATTCATGGGACAATTTGTTGGATCACCATCTTCGGTTACCCAAAGAGGTCAGTACGAACCTTTTGATTTGCA